GCTTCGACTGCTGGGGCGCAGACCGCCGCGAAACAGAGTCCGTTTTTCATCCCTCATCGGCCGCGCAAGCGGCCTTTTTTTTGGGACGCTGGCGGCATGCTAAATCGCCTTCCGAGCGATCCAGGGAGCTTCGAGGAACTGCTGCAGGACCTCGGTCTACGTCCATCGGACACGCCGCGAATTGCTCGGTCGCTGGGAGTGTCTGAAACCACAATTTGGCGCTGGAAACGGTCCGGCGCACCCAGAATTGCCCGCCTGGCGCTCTGGTGGCTGTCGCGTGAAGGCCACAGCGTTTGGGACTGCGAGATGCACAACCGGACCGTTCTGGCCTTGAAGACGAACGACGCGCTATGGCGCAGGCTCAAGGAAAACCGTCTTGAGGACGCGAGGCACCAGGTGGCCCGCGCAACGGCTGCGCCCGCGTCGAACGACCGGATTTGGCGACAGGCTTAGGCAACGCCCTGCGGGCTCACTGGGGCCGAGCCCCAGCCCCCGGGCGATCGCGAACGTCGCCGGCATTCAACGCCAGCACGCTGGGCTGGCCGACCGGCACAGGCTGCACCGGCTGGCCGGTGGGCACGGCATGCATGACTTGCTGCTTCCAGGCCACGAAGAAGCCGCCCGCGGCGATCTGCTCGCACAGCTCGGCGCCGGTGTCCAAGCGCGTGCCCTGCTGGCTGTAGCACCGGCAGAGCTTCTTGGCCGGCATCGACACGCAGGCCGCGGGATATGGCGCATCGGTCGGCCTGGTCGCCTCGTCGTAGGCCGGGGCGGTGTGAGGCAGGCCGGCAATGCGCGGCTGGTAGTCAGCAGCGTACTCTGCCGGCGATCGCGGCCGGTTGTCCTGGCCAGGCTGATGCCCTGCCCGGCCGCCTATTGGGCCCGCCGAGGCCCGCTGCTCGGCCGAGACGCCTGCAGATGCGTCTATGCGCTCTTGGAAGGCTTCCGGCTGCATGCGATGCCACAGGGCCCAGCCCAGGGCCAGGATGATGACCGGCAGGGCCAGCAGCAGCCACACACGGGCCGGAATGCGGCGCTTGACGGTGTGCAGCTCGGCCGACTGGTACAGCTCGAAAACCGCTTTCGGATAGCGCCACTCGTGCCGGATGGACCCATCGCGGCTGGTGGCGACGTTCTCCCTCGCCCCGTTGGGGAACTCGTGGATCGTGGCGCTATGGGTGCCGAACTTGCGAACCACGTGGAAATGCCGATCCACCAGGCGCCGGACGTAGCTATCCAGCAGCATCGGGTTTTGCGTGATGACCACGAAATCAAGGCCGAGGTGCCGGTGCGTGGTGAGCTTTTCGACCCAGGGGTCAGGGGCGCCGCGGCCGCGCGTCGGAAACGAGAACTGAGCCTCGTCGACCACCATGATCGCCCCGGCCGGCAGCTGCTGCCACTCTTCAAGCTTCCATTCCTGCCAGCCCGGGATGTTGAGGCCCTTGATCCCGTTGTGAAAGACCGGCCGGCCGTTCTTGACCGCCTCGTCTTTCCACCTGGCCAGCGCGTACAGGGTCTTGCCGTGGCCAGGCAGGCCAGTGATGAGGGTGATCGGCATTACTTCGACACCATGCGCTTGAGCGTGCCACCAGTCAGGCCGTTGAGCATCAGCCTGGCCGTGAGCGCGCTGGTCAAAATGCTGATGCAGGTTCCCACCTTGAGCGCGCCGGCCGCGGCCACGGTCTGGGCATGGCTAGCTGCGATGCGCGAGACAACGAAGTCGCGGGCCCAGGCTATGGACGTATCGACGCCGGTGAACACCATGTACCCGAACCCAAGGGAGAGAAGCACCCGACCAACGAGCGAACCAGCCGCTTGGACAAGCGCGCCGATCAGGGCAGCAATGAAGATCTGCATGGACTAGCTCCGAAAGACGATGAAGGCAGCGGCCAGCATGCACACGGAGACCATCAGGTTGCCGATGAGCTGGAGTTTGGAGCAGTGCTGCGACCACGGAATAACCCAGGACCGGCCGGCGTATGCAATGGAAACATCAGCCGGACAGCCAGAGCCGATACGCTCTGCCTGGTCGATGACGGTCGCAAACGACAGAGATTGCTGCTGGGCAGAGGCCCCGGGATGACCAGCCGGTTGCGCCTGGCCATTCATTGCATCGAGGCCAGTTGTTTTCAGCAAGTTATCGACTTGCGCCCACTCGCAGTTTCGCCGATGAACTTCACGCGTTAGCGCACACTGAACGGCATCACCGTTGCAGGAAAAATTGCCGCCGCCGCCTGCACAAGAACCGCTGAACGCGGTTTCCTTGCATATTGAAAGCGTGGGATTCTGCTGGCAGAAACTCTTTTCGTCCTGGCGCTGCTGCTCTTGCTTAATAGTTTGGCCGGCCTGGTCACGATAAGTCGTTGTGCGAACACATTCACCATTCGAGCATTGAACGGTCTGCTCTTTACTGGTGGCGCCTGGCACGTTATCAATACTCGGAGTTTGGCCAGTCGGTGCCGACGCGCTTTCGCTCGGGCCTGGCTGGTCAGTGGACTGGCACGGCATACAAACCGACGCACCATTAATGGAGCCAGGACATTTACCCGAAGGGCACGGCGTCGGCGCAGGCTCGATAGTGTCACCAGAAGCCTTGCCACCCTGGCAGTTCTTCCCAGTAGCGCTGTAGCCCGGGAAAAGCCAGTAGGACCCATCGGAACCAGTACCACCGAAGCCCGAGCTGATCTCACAGCCACCATAGCAGGCGCGCAGACTCCCCGGACCTCCCTGACTCTTCAACGGCTGTTGAATGAAATTGAGCGCATCGACAACCGTGCTACAGACACCAACGCCGACACATTGACTTGCCTCAGGTTTATAACCAGCGGAACAAAAGCACTCGGAACCGACCGCATCAGAAAACGCGGGGCAAACCTGTGAAGTAACTTTCGGACCTGATGCCACAACATAACAGGTGCCAGCGCCACCACATTTAAACGTACCCGTACACCTCCCACTAGTATCGTAGGTATGACATGACGGGCTTCCAGGCAACCAACTCTTATCCGTGCCGTAATATGGATCGGTATACGAAGCTTTAGCCTGAGAAAGCAGAGGCGAACAGGCCTCAGACGCAGACGCGCCACTGCCCTCAATACGCGTGCCATTATTAAGGGTCGCGGCACAATTAAAAACGGTCTGGGTTTCCTTGGGAACCAGGCCATGGCCCACAGCATCCGAAACGGACAGAAAAAGCAGTAACGCGAGAATGATCAATCGCGTAGCAATATCCATAACCCCCCCAACATTGCGATAACCACATAGATACCCATAGCCGCCCCTTTTTCAATTCATGGCCCGCCACAAATTGAAAAAGGCCCCGAAGGGCCCGACCGCCAGGTGCTTAGAGCGCCCGGCGAATCCACTTCACCAGCTTGATGCCGACGTACACCGCGAAAACTGCGGCGCCGACCAGGGCGATCTCGGTGCCGGCCGCGGTGATGGCCGTCACATCGGTGGCGGCATGCGAGGCGCCGGCCAGGCCGACTGCGCCGACAGCGGCCAGGCCGCGGGTGATTTGCTTGGTCATTTCTGATCCCTATGCGCCGAGGGTTTGGAATGGCCGGCCGGCTATCGGCGTCACTGGCGGCCAGGTTCAGTCCTTGTCCTGCAGCACGGAGCGGATCGCTCGAAGCGACCAAGCGAGGCCCCACACGGTGCCTACAGCGCCGGATACCAGCAGCCCATCGGCGACGGTCAGCACGAACGGATTGGGGGGCACATCAGCGGCCTGGAGCAGCACGACGCCCGAGCAGGCATCGGCGGCGCTGGCCAGCTGGTGAAGCTCAAGGCCCGAGGGGCCGCTGATGGCGCAGACGGGCATGGGTCAGGTCGGGGTCTTGGGCTTGACCAGCTCGATGGGCCGCAGGTCAACCACGACCTGCTGCGTGGTCTTGCCGTTGCTGAGCTCTTCCTCGGTCAGCTCGCACGAGAAGGGCGGCGTCAGGTGGGCGATGCGCTGCAGCAGCTCGGGCGCGACCTTCACCGCGGCAGCGGTGAAACCCTTCAGCGCACGGTCGCTGCCGTTCTTGCGGCTGTCCAGCGGGACGCGGCGATACAGCTCGGCGGTGATGCCGCGTTTGCCGTCCATCTCCCAGGGAGCCAGCTTGAAGCCGACCACCTCGACGGTGCGTTTTGTTTGATCCATTTGCGAGTCCTTTAGGCTGCGAGCTGATACCAGGCGGGCACTTCAGCGCGGCGCAGCTCAACGACGCGCACCCGAGGTTGAAACGGGCGCACGTTGCGCACGGAAATGTCGATGCCGTAGCTGAGCAGCTCGCGGCGGTGGCGGAAGAACGTCGCACGGCTCAGGCTGCGCGCCGTGTCCATGCCGGCGAGGTAGTCGCGAGCCGTCGCACGCAGGTGGCGCGGCAGCTCATCGAGGTCATCGGTGGATTTCTCGGCGCGAGAGAGCACGGCGCTCTTTTCCTCGAACAGCCGAACCAGTTGGCTCATCGCGAACCCCCTTTCGTAGTCGCCCAGGTATGCCGCACCCATGTCAGTCAGGGCTTTCGTTCTGACGGTGCCTTCAAAGCGCACCAGGCCCACGCGCTCACAATGAGCAATAACCTGCTCATCAGCGCAGCCATGCCGGCGCAGTTCCAAACTCTTGACGTAGGCCTTCCAGTACTGGCGCCCACCCTTGCCGCCGCCGAAGGCCACGGTTTCGCCCTGGCCTAGCACCCTGCCCTCGTGGCGGCCGGCGTGCTGCGTGCCCAGGTACTGCATGACTGCGTGGGCACCGTCCATCGAGCCGGCCTCATAGTTGCTAGTCAGGTCGATCCGACTGACCCGGGCGCCGGTCCATGCATAGCGAACATCACGGCCGCGGTCCTTGGCGAACTCGATTCGCTCGCCTGCGGTGAACACGGGCAAGCCGTAGTGCTTCAACACCTCGTTGGCCCTAGCCATGCATTCGGCGAAGCCAAAGCCGAAGACGTTCTCAGGCCGGCCGAAGCGCGACAAGTTGCCGCTCAGCGTCACCCGGTTGCCGTCGCACTTGACGCTGATGCTGGTCTCGAAGCTGCCTTGATGGGTGACCGCCCGGACGGTTTTCCATTTCAGCTCGCCGGCTTCATCGGTCGCGATCACGCAGCCCGCATCGACCACCGGAAGACCACCGGCCACGTGTTCCTGGCTGATGGTGAGCCAGTCCACAAAGAACGGCGTAGCCTTGTCCAAAGACCAGGAATCGACCTTACGCCACGGGTGGGCAGTCTCACCGGTGAGACTATCGGAACGTGTTACTAGGCCGTTCCGATCCCGACTGCGGGTTTTCCCGGGGGTGCGCTGCGCGCACTCCCCGGGACCACCCGCAGCCGGAACATGGGGTGAGAGGCGGTGCGAATCGGGCACCAGGCGCAGATCGGTCATGCCCTCACCTCGCAGGTGCATCGACCATCACCGGAGCAAAGACGGACGTTCTTGGACTCGACCCAGACCCTTCCCAGGGCGCAATCGACCTTGAACCATTCCCGGCCGGACTGGTCGAACAGCTCGACCATCTCGGCGACGGTGCCGCAGAGGGTGGCACCTCGGCGCCGGATCTGGACATGCACAACAGGCGTGCGGCCGGTTTCCAGGGCTTCGCTGACGAAGTGGCCGGTGTAGGCCCTATGCGTCAGTGGGCCGAGCTGGACCCTTTCCGTGCTGTTGTGTGCGCTTATCATCCGGCCGCGTCCCGTAGTGGTACGGGCCGCATTCTGGTACCACTTTGGTACGTCGGAGATGGCCGATGCTTATCCCACTTTTGGCGGGATTGACAAAAGAGAACAAGGCAGAACTTGCCGAGTTAGGTATCCCACATAGCCGCTTGAGCGAGTGGAAATCAGGCAAGCGACGGCCGACGGCAGCGCAACTAATGGTGCTGGCCACGATCACGAAAACGGACCCCTTGCCGCTGCTGTACTGGCTGGCAGAGGAGGAGGCAAATCCCGCTCAGCGGGACTTGTTTCAACGAGTCAAAGAACGGGGATCTTGGGTCGCCTTGACTGTCATTTTGACAGTGCTTTTGGCAACACCTGACCCCGCGTTTGCCCAGTGTTCATCGAGCAAAACGCAATCTTCCTTGCAATTGGCAGGAAGATACATTGTCGATATTCTGCTTCGACTGCTGGGGCGCAGACCGCCGCGAAACAGAGTCCGTTTTTCATCCCTCATCGGCCGCGCAAGCGGCCTTTTTTTTGGGACGCTGGCGGCATGCTAAATCGCCTTCCGAGCGATCCAGGGA